GCTTGAATTCTTCGTCAAATGTACTGGTTAAAAGACTTTGTAAACGTTCACAATACTTGTTAAAACGTAGTTCTTGAATGTAAGCAGTGCCTACACGACCGTCATTAAAACTGGTTTGACTGTCATCTGCACCAGTAGGTAAGTAGCTACTAGGTATGCGTAAACCACGGAATAATTTATTAGTAAAGTATTTTAAATCGTCAATTTCTCCAAGATTTTGTCCGCCCTGTAGCATGGTAACTTCAGATCCGCGACCTTCTGCGGTCTTTGGAAAGAAGTAGTCTTCGTTGATTGACAACGGATTATAAGCACTATCAATTACATTGGCTCCACCGCCTGTTTGGCTAGGAATACGTCTTTGATGTATCTCATTTTTAACACGTTCCACAAAGGCCATAGCCATGTGTGCTGGCATGTTTCCTACGTCAATATGGAAAACTCTACGCTCTGGAGCACGTTGTATACGATAGATTAGAATAGCATCTTCAAGCAATTCTTTTTGTTTATATGTTTTAAAAATGTTTTCAAGTAGGCTGTTGCCAAAAGGAAAATTATTATCTAATCCTTCGCTTAAACTTAGATGTACCACATGATTGGCATCAATTGCATATTCACCTTGATTTAAACTAAATCTATTTTGATTGCTCTGTGGATAACTGCCTGCAACACTTTTGCCTAGTCCCCCAGTAAATGCACTTGCACCGGCACCGCTAGAATTACCTGTACTTTGATTTTTAATACTAGTGGTCAACTGTGTTACCACTAGGTCTTCAAAGTTAGGATTAATGTCTTTGATAATATATTGTTCTGGCTTTTTACCTTCACTTTCATTGACAATAATCTTAGTTACTTTGCCTGGATCAACATAAAACCATTTTTGTGTTTCTGGATCTCTAATAAAGAAACTATCGCCAAATTTAAATGTATTACGTACAATTCTAAATGCACGAGTTTCAAAATTTTGCAGTTTACTCCACTGGCTTAGGTACTCTCCAACGATACGAACTTCTGGGTTGGTGGCTTTACTACGCCACTCCACAGCAAAAGGTGCATTGTTATTTTTTAATTTTTGTGTACAAAATTCAGCTAAGATATCCAATGCGGCATTGACTTCTGGGTCGCTGTCCATTGTATCGTATTGGAGATACCTGTCTAATCTATTTGGGCTACCTGTGTACACATCTGGTAGGTAGCTACTGTAGTTTGTTCGAGCAGGGCCAGCACCTGTACTGCCGTTAAATGGTACTACTGATGATCTACCAGTACTGCCAATTGGCGAAGGAGTGAAGTATTTTTTCCAAGACATTTATTGTTTACCTAGCATATAGATTGCCACTTAGCCCTTTAGTTGCTTTAACTGTAGCACTACTATGTTCAGCAGTTTCGGCAGCATGAGCAGTTAGTTGACCCATAAGCATATTTAACGATTCTAAACTCTTTACCACATCAGATAGAGTAGCTTCACTGGTACCAGGCATAGTAGTCGGCGTTTCCGTTTTGGCTACAGGAGCTGGTGGAGGTGGAGCTGGTGGTGTTTCTGATTTTTTAGCAGTATCTCTAACCATACTAGACATGTTGGCTTTAATTGCGGCCATAGTTTCTGGTCCCATAATACCATCAGTTTTAATTTTGGCTCCCATACCTGCTAATTGTTTTTGTAATTCTAAAATTGGATTTGGTGCCGCGGTTGTTGTAGCTTTGGGTGCAACTTTGGCTACAGATTTAGTATCACCTATTGGGGTATATTCTTCTCCAGTTTCAGGATTAATTGCTTTACCTGGGCTTGCTGTTTTTAGTTTATTGATCGGTTCAAGAGGTTTAGCAGTCACTTGATTATAGACTTTGTTAGCAAGAGCTTGCATTTGCTCATTACTGCTAGTTCTTACCATTTCTAATAGTGATTCAGGTGACATAAACTTCATAGACTTTGTCATAGCTTCTATCTGTTCCTGATTCATTTCACCAGATTTCTGAGACATGTCGGGCGACATAGACTTTACCATGGATGCTAGTTGTTCTTGATTCATTTCACCAGGTTTCTGAGACATGTTAGGAGATATATCTCCCATCATTTTTTTCAACTCACCTTCTATATCTTTTTGGCTTAATCCCCCACCTTGTGGTGCAAGGTTGCTAACATCCATACCGCCCATCATATCTTTAGACATGTCTTTGAAGAACTCACCAAGTTTACCTTTAGGGACAACTGCTTCAGAACCGTGTAGGGTCATTGCTGTTCCAGAACCAAAGTTCTCAAACCAACTACCTGTTGCATCTTTTGATCCGCCGGCTCGAGGAGGAAACAATGCTTTATATCCTTCGGGAGTACTTACTCCCAAGAAGTCAGCAATTTTTACATTACCAGTATTACCGTTAAACCAGCTATTGGCCGCTATTAGAATTCCATCTTTAAGACCATCAACAATAACGTTAACTGGATTTTTACCGCCATCGTTACCAAGATTTGGAGGAGCATTAGGACGATTAGGATTTTGAGGTGTGGTTGTAGAATTAGGAGGTCCGTTTGTACCAAAACCAATGGCTACTCGATCAAGTGCTCCAGGAATGCCACCTTGAGTAAACTGAACGTTTTCTCCTTTAGCATTTGGAATATTAGATCTAGTTGCGCCAAGAGCTCGATCAATCATGTTAGCAGTAGCAGGAATTTTAACTAGAGCATCGTTGACCATATTGGCACCTTTGGCCACCATTGAATCAATATCTCGGCGTCTATTCATTAATTGAATATACAGCTCAGTAGTCTTGGCGCCTTCGTCAGCTTCACCTTTTTCGTTACGACCTTGTTGCTGATTAACTGCGGCACCTTGATTAGTAGACATTGCCTGTGCAGTTGTCTGACCTGTTTTATTTTCTGTTGCTGTTGTTCCTGCACGAAGTTTATTTTCTTCGTACATTTTCTGCATAGCAGGTCCAACTTTTCCACCAGCAACCATCACCGCTTGTAAGAATTCTTCACTCTTCATTCGTTCATTAACTGCGGCTTTGGCACGTTCCATTTGAATTCGTGCGGCTTCTTTTTCTTCATCAGTTTTAGCTCGCTTACTTGCGTCAACTGCTTTTTGTAATTCAAGGCCTGCTGGTCCCAATGCTGCCATTTTGGCTGCGCCTTCTTCTGTACGGACACCGCCTGTGAACATCTCGTCAGCTAGATCTTTAACACCTTTACCTAGACCATCAAGACGTTTGGTCATGTCGTTATAGTTTTGTTCAACGTCTTTACCGCCGCGAATCATTTCTAACTGAATGGCCGCTTGAACTTTTCCATTTTCAGTTCTTTGTTTTAGGTCTGCCATTTGCTCCTGACGAGTTATACCAGTCAGTTTAGCAGTTTCATCCATTTCACGAGCAAGGTTAGCAGTAGCTTCAATAGCTTTCTTGCGTTGCATGTCATCTGACAAATCAGTAAATCGTCTATTGGCCATGTTAGCGGCCATGACATCATTGAGGTCTTTGGTAGTATACCCCATTTTGGTCAACTGCTCGGCAAAATCAGTGTTCATGAATTCACCGGAGAACTTGTTAAAGTTTTTTGCTCCTTGATCTACAGTACCGCCTAGTCCAGCAATGCTTGGACTAAGTTTTTCCATTACAGATTTGTATTCGTCAAGACTTAATCTAGTCTGTCCAATACTATCTCTCATACCGATAGCATTGTTGTTGAATGATAATCCAGCCTTACTTAGATCTTGTAATGCTTTAACACTGTCGCCGGTATACGTGGTAAAGTTAGAAATACCGGTTCCGGCTAGACTTACAGCAGAGCCTAAAACACCAAATTTACCATCTAGATCTAGTAAATTAGTTGTACCCGATCCTCCTCCGCCTCCACTGTAGCTGCCGCCACCGCCTGATCCGCTACTTTGGCTGAATCGATTCCCGCCAATTCCAGCATCTGATAGAGCTTCTTTGAAAGCATCACGGAGTATCCGTTTGTCATTATCATCAAAAGACATTTATTTTTCCTAGAAATATGCGTATATAAATACCATATAGTATATTTATCTGGAGAGAAACATGGCTACGAATCCGTTACAAAAGTATTTTAGACAACCAAAAATCTACGTTAGTTTACCTAGCAAGGGTGTTTATAATGAACCTGGGTCTATTGACAAGACTGAAAACATGCCAGTATATTCAATGACTGGCATGGATGAGATCTTGTTAAAAACTCCCGATGCTCTACTCAACGGAGAAGCTACTGTTAAGATTATTGAAAGCTGTTGTCCAAGTATTAAAAATGCTTGGGAACTTAGCAATTTAGATCTTGATCTAATCTTAACTGCCATACGAATTGCCACGTATGGTGAAGAAATGTCTATTACGTATACCTGTGCCAGTTGTAGCAGTCAAAGCGATTACGATGTTGACGTAAAAACATTTGTTGAGCATTTTGACAAGTGTCATTATCAAAATGTAGTTAAACTAGGTGATATTAGTATTAAATTAAAACCGTTAAACTATAAAGAAATTACTGACTATAATTTAAAAAACTTTACACTACAGCGTCAACTAGCACAGGGATTAGAAAACAATACAGATGAAGAACAACAAAAATTAGTCAATGACTTGTTTAATCAACTAGCTGACATTCAAGCTGATGTCTACTTGCAGGGAATTGAAAGTGTTGAGGTTCCAGAAGGAGTAGTTGACCGTCAAGAGTTTATCAAAGAATGGCTAGCTAATTCAGAATCATCAGTTTACGAAGCTATTAAAAATCAAATTGATCTTAATCGTAAAAATTGGAGACTTCCTCCAAACAGCGTAGTATGCCCCGACTGCGGAGCAGATGGTCAATTTGATATAGATTTGGACCAAGCAGGTTTTTTCGTTCGCGCCTAATTGACTTATCTAACGAAGAGATTGGCGATCTGTTGGTTAGGCTAGGAAGAGAAATTACAAACTTTAAAGAAAATTTGTTTAGACTAAGCTGGTATATGAGGGGAGGTGTATCAGTTGATCAGTTACTACACCAATTTGGTCCAGAAGATCGTTCAATAATGACTTCTATTGTTAACGAAAACATCGAAGCGACCAAAGCCGCCCAGATGCCTTTGCTGTAAATTACTTGTTGCCCATTAGTTTTTCCCAAGCGGCTTTGGCTTCATCATCGTCTTGAGCACGTTGCCATCCTGGTTTAACTTCATCTTGTCCTGATTGTTTGTCAGAGGGTAGTTCAGCCGCCGGTGGAGCAGTGGATATTGATGCCGGTGGTGGAACAACACTTCCTTGATCTTGTGCTCTCTTATTAGCTTCTTCTCTAGAAACAAATTCACCCCACATCTCAACTAGCCATGAAGTATCACCTTTTTCCCATGTAAAGTCCCAAGCACCTTTTAATGGTGTATCAACTAGATTCCATGCTAGCCAATTGAAAGAATCTTTCCAGTGTCTAGCAATTATTTGTTGCCACTTGGCTTTCTTTAAATCAATTTTATCATCGTCATAACCGGTTGCTGGTCCGCCATCTTTGCCTACCATTGGTGTTGAGTTATAATTTTCAGGATCTTCAATAGCATTAAGAACATAATTCCAAAATGCCGCTGATGCAATACCTATTGTAAAGAAAGTTCCCTCACCTGCGGTAGCAGATGCAGTTAGTTTAAACGAATTGCGTAGTTTAGCCACTAGCCAAGCTGGAGGACCGGCAGCCAATAACTTGAGCAAACGTAGGCCAATACCAGCGGCAATCATTTCTAATATAGCTCGCTCGATCCTCATTCTCCATTTTGAATCATATTGATCCTGAGTATAAGTTCCGTCGTCTCGTAGTTTCTTTAGATCAGCAATTTCGTTCCATGCGTTGCGTACAATTTGCCCCATACCAAACAAGGCCATTACTGCATTTGCTGTTCCAGTCCATGTTAATTTAAAACCCTCACCTGCTACTTCTTCATCGGGTTTTTTTGTAGGAGGTGGTTCTTCTTTTTTATTTTTGACTTCAGGTTCTTTTTTAACCTTGGGTTCAGTCTTGACTTCGGGTTCTGGAGGTTTAGTTTCTGGTTTGATTCTACCTGTATGTATACCTTCTAGTTCGTCAGCACGTTCTTTGATCTTTCTTCTGATGGCTTCTTGTACAGCAGGATCCTTCTTGGCCAACTCAGGTGCTTTGTCATCAAGCCAATCTTTCTTGATAGGACTTGCTCCAGGAGGTGTTCCTGTATCTCTAAAAAGAGGTCTTTCGCCAAGACGCTTTTCAGCTTTGATAATATCTTTGGCATATTGTCTTGCCAGGTCTTCTATGTGGGGAGCATATTGTTCTAGTTCTCTAGCAACTAATTCGCGCTCAGCTTTAAGTGCGGCCTCGGCAGCTTTCTCAGCGGCTTTCCTGGCAGCTCTATCTGCAAACTTACGAGCTATCCATTCTTTTGGACCTTCATTAACAATATCATAGATCTTCATATTTCTGTTCCTCGATGTGATATTTATACACTATTAAGATGAACTACGTTCATCTGTTCTTCGCTTCAGCTCGAACTTATTTGTTTTTCTTAAATGATTAAACGCGAAGCGTTAAGATATTATCTAGATTGTTCAGTCACACTTAGCCCGTTTCCGGGCTAAAAAAGAACATTATCTGAGTTGCACAATGTCACACAGCAGTAGAGCGTTACAGAGGCGGTTGTCCGGTACCTCGAGCTCCGTCTTAACAACGGCGGTATGGGTAAATCTGCTGTCATTTACACACACGTAGGGTTTTTCTCCCTTCATTCTGCCCATATTTTCCTTTTCAAACAACCAAACAGCAGGTCTTATAAGCTGTCCTCATCCTTGCGGGTAGTGGTTGAGTACTCTTAACGGCGAGAGTTTTCCGTCCCTGCGATCCTAGATCCAGGTATAAGGGCACATGACATTAGCCTGTGCGAGCGTTAACCGTTTAACTGTTTGCCTTTGATGTGTGAGCCGTG